CCTTATTACTCGCAAGAATAAGTATAAAATCCCATGCCCATTTTTAATAGGTATAAATCAAGTGCAGATATAGATATTTACTGCTCATTCATCATTTCTGTTACCCACAAGTGTTGATGAAGAGCCATAAAGATGTAGTGATATTTCCATGGTTCCGTAATGAGAACCCGGAAGATGCCATGACCTATGCACGATTCATAATTGCATTATGTAAGCTCACAGTTGACACCAAAAGAGTCACAGCAAAAGAGAAGAAAATCGACAACGAGAAATATGCATTCAGATGCTTCTTGTTGCGGCTTGGCTTTATTGGTGATGAATTCAAAAATGACCGAAAGATCCTGATGAGGAATCTGACGGGTTCAGCAGCATTCAAAGATGGAGGAGCAAGAGATGAGATTTCCAGATAGGGCAACCGTAGATGAACTTCGAGCCACATATCCAGCAGGATGCCGGGTACGGTTAGTGACAATGGACGATCCGCATGCACCAGAACCAGGGACAGAAGGAACAGTCCTTGGAGTTGATGACGCTGGATCAGTCATGGTCGCATGGGACAATGGGAGTTCACTCAGTGTAGCATATGGTGCAGATAAATGTGCACGATTGTAGACACTATCGGACATGTGCATCATCCAATTCATACACTTCAGCGGCATGTATATAGGTAGAAAGAGAGGTTCTTATTATGAGAGAACTGAACATTGATGACTACTGGATGACAAATGCGGAGGATCATCTTGGAATGCGGTTCACCGCAGCCCAGGGAGATGACAACAGAGCTAACAAGATTGCACTGCAGGGCTACATAGAAGCTCTGCACAGTCTTGGACTGGAATATTCTATTGATCATCACGGAACTGCACGGATATGGGACCCAGTCAAAGGAGATTCTTGCGAAGAGTAGACACAGTCAAAACTGTGTATCATCCAATACCAGTTGACCTATGGCAATATGAACATGCCAAGGAAAGGCAAGGAGGATCCGATAATGTGGAAACAGGGAAAAGTAACAATTGATGGAAAAGAATACAGCTACACAGCGAAGGTGTTCGATGAACCATCACATTTTGGAATCGATGATGGAAACGTGTCGATCTTATCAATCAGGAATGAGGACAGTAAAGAAGTAGTCAATTATTCCAGAGGATGGGATATCAGACCAAAAGGTGCAAAGATCAGAAAGGCTTATGATGAAATCATGAGCATCATCACCAAGTGAGGAGATGCAGATATGAAATATACGATCGAAGCACTTGATGATCCAAAAGAAGGAATGAGCTGGAACGACATAGGTGTTCAGTACACACTCGGTCAGGCTTATCTTTGGAGCAAAGAAGCTGGAGATGAACTTCCGAACTTTGCAGATGTCATTTGGGACAACAATGTCGATGAGATCATCAATGACTGTAGAAAACTTGGAATCAAAGAATTCACGATCAGCTCGACATTCTCTAATCTGATCATCACGATTGCAAAATTTGAAGAACTCGGATGCAAACTTGACGGCATCGTCAAGATCAAAGACCGCTATCATTTCAGGAATGAGGAACAGAAATTGATCCCTGCATTCAAGATGACAGTGAAATAAGGAACAAAGAGAAAAGAGCGATATGCTCTTTATCTCGTACAGTCGACCGTTTGGTCGTTTTTATTTTGGAAAGGACAGCATGCAATGACAATGAGAAAACTGAAGAAGTATAAGCCAACTCAATTCATTGCAAAGGACAGTTCATACGACAAGAAGGCTGCTGATTATGCTGTTTCCTTTATCGAAGCATTGAGGCATACAAAAGGGACATGGTCTGGTAAGCCTTTCGAACTTATAGATTGGCAGGAACAGATCATCCGGGATGTCTTTGGAATATTGAAGCCGAATGGATACCGTCAGTTCAATACTGCCTACGTTGAGATTCCTAAGAAGATGGGAAAGTCCGAGCTTGCTGCTGCCGTTGCACTTTTGCTCTGCTGCGGAGATGGTGAGGAACGTGCAGAGGTCTATGGCTGTGCGGCTGATCGTCAACAGGCATCGATTGTCTTCGACGTAGCGGCCGATATGGTGAGGATGTGCCCAGCTCTTGCCAAACGTACCAAGATACTTACTGCTACAAAGCGGATAATCTATCTGCCTACGAACAGTTTCTATCAAGTCCTGTCGGCAGAGGCATATTCGAAACATGGATTCAACATCCATGGTGTCGTATTCGATGAACTGCATACTCAGCCGAACAGAAAACTATTTGATGTCATGACAAAAGGCTCTGGTGATGCCCGGATGCAGCCACTCTATTTTTTGATCACCACAGCTGGCTCTGATACACATTCAATCTGTTATGAACAACATGAGAAAGCTCTGGATATTCTCGAGGGAAGAAAGGTGGATCCTACATTTTATCCTGTCATCTATGGTGCCAAGCCGGAAGAGGACTGGACAGATCCTAAGGTCTGGAAGAAAGCAAACCCTTCGCTAGGCATTACCGTAGGAATTGATAAGGTCGAGGCAGCATGTAATTCTGCCAAGCAGAACCCAAGTGAGGAAAATGCATTCAGACAGTTGAGATTGAATCAGTGGGTCAAACAGGCAGTACGCTGGATGCCCATGGATAAATGGAATGCCTGTGCTTTTCCGGTCGATGAACATGAACTGGAGGGACGCATCTGTTATGGAGGACTCGATCTTTCATCCACGACGGATATAACTGCTTTTGTGCTGGTATTCCCACCACAATATGAAGATGATAAATACCAGGTGCTTCCGTACTTTTGGATACCTGAAGAGAATGTGGCATTGAGAGTAAACCGTGACCATGTTCCTTATGATACTTGGATTGAACAAGGCTATATGGAAACGACAGAAGGTAACGTTGTCCACTATGGATATATTGAAAAGTTCATAGAAGATCTTGGAGAACGTTTCAATATAAGGGAGATTGCATTTGATCGCTGGGGAGCGACCCAGATGGTACAGGATCTCGAGGGCATGGGATTTACAGTCATTCCGTTCGGACAAGGGTTCAAGGACATGTCACCGCCAACAAAGGAGCTCATGAGGCTGACACTTGAACAAAAGATAGCACATGGTGGTCAGCCAGTTCTTTCGTGGATGATGGACAACATCTTCATCCGCCGTGATCCAGCTGGCAACATTAAAGCTGATAAGGAGAAATCCACGGAGAAGATCGATGGTGCGATTGCGACCATCATGGGATTGGACAGGGCAATCCGTTGTGGCAATGACAACAGCGAGTCGGTATATGACAGTCGAGGCTTATTGATACTGTGATTGTGGACAACTTCCGCATTATGTGGATTACTCACTTTTGAATCTGTTGTTTTTGGGACAACTTCAGGACAACAAAAAGGGGAAACTTCTTTTAACCTGTGTATATAGGTTCAGAAGGAGGTCATTCACATGGCTAATAGGATCAGACACATCTCAGCATTAGAAGCAATCAAGGTAGGTTTCACGATCTACATCAACGGAGCAGAAGACACATTTGCAAAATCGATGGGAGCGGCATTCAGGACAAGGAATGCATTGAACCAGTGTGCAGCACTCAAGATGACAGATGAAGATCTGGCTGATGTCATCAACAAGTATCTGCCACCAGAAATGAGAAAGTAACATCCGCACCTCCTAGTGGGGTGCTTTTTTAATGGAGGAGAGCACATGAACATATTTCATAGATTATTCCAGTCAAGGGACAGACCAGTGACTGACAGCACAAATGGGAGCGGATATCGTTTTGTTTTTGGACCTTCGTCCTCTGGCAAGAATGTGACAGAGCGCAGCTCTATGCAGATGACGGCTGTGTACTCATGTGTACGCATCCTGTCAGAAGCAGTTGCTTCACTTCCGCTGCATTTATATGAGTACGAAGAGAATGGTTCGAAGAAGAAGGCAATCGACAATCCGATGTATTTCCTTCTTCATGATGAGCCAAATCCGGAGATGACATCATTCATCTTCCGCGAAACGCTCATGACTCATCTATTGCTGTGGGGCAATGCATATGCACAGATCATCCGGAATGGAAAAGGTGACATTGTTGCCTTATATCCTTTGATGCCTGACCGCATGACCGTGGATCGTGATGAACATGGACAGCTCTACTATTCTTATTCGGTACGTGATTCAGATGCACCGACATTGAAAGAAACGACAGTGATTCTGCCGCCATCTCAAGTGCTCCATATCCCGGGACTGGGATTTGATGGCTTGGTCGGGTATTCACCGATTGCAATGGCAAGGAATGCCATAGGCATGTCTATTGCTGCTGAAGAATATGGAGCAAAGTTCTTCTCAAATGGTGCAGCACCTGGTGGTGTCCTTGAACATCCTGGTGTTGTCAAAGATCCAGAACGCATCCGTGAGTCATGGCAGTCCACCTTTGGCGGGTCAGGCAACTCGAACAAGATAGCAGTACTTGAGGAAGGCATGAAGTTCACGCCGATATCAATATCACCAAATGAAGCACAGTTCCTCGAGACACGGAAATTCCAGATTGATGAGATTGCACGTATCTTCCGTATTCCACCACACATGCTGGCTGATCTAGAGAAGTCATCCTTCTCGAACATTGAACAGCAGTCCTTGGAATTTGTGAAATACACGCTTGATCCATGGGTCGCACGATGGGAGCAGTCAATGAACCGCAGGCTGCTGACTGGAGATCAAAAGAGCGAGATGTTCTTCAAGTTCAATGTCGACGGCCTGCTGCGAGGTGATTATCAGTCACGAATGAATGGGTATTCCATTGGCAGACAGAATGGCTGGATGAGTGCAAATGATATCCGTGAACTTGAGAACCTGGACAAGATCCCTGCCGAAGAAGGTGGAGACCTTTATCTTATCAACGGAAATATGACCAAATTGAAGGATGCAGGCATCTTTGCTGCATCCGGGAATACTGGAACGGCACAGCCGGATCCAGGACAGGCAGAGCCTGAGCAGGATGATCCTGAGGAGGAATCAAATGGAAATGAACAGAATGCCGGATCACTTCTGGGCGTGGAAAGATATCCACGTAAAGAATGAAGCTGATGAAAATGAAAAGGTAGAACGTACATTGTTCTTGGAAGGAACGATTGCGGAAGAGAGCTGGTTCGATAATGACATCACACCAGCTCTTTTTCGTGACGAGCTGAATTCCGGAACAGGTGACATTACCGTATGGATCAACAGTCCTGGCGGTGACTGTGTAGCGGCAGCACAGATCTACAACATGCTGATGGATTACAAGGGCAACGTGACAGTAAAAATCGATGGCATTGCGGCTTCGGCTGCTTCGGTCGTTGCCATGGCCGGCACAAAGGTGCTGATCTCACCTGTTGCGATGCTGATGATCCACAACCCTGCAACGATTGCCATGGGCGACCACAGCGATATGGAGAAGGCAATCTCACTTCTTGATGAAGTGAAGGAGTCGATCATCAATGCCTATGAGATCAAGACGGGAATGTCCCGCAATAAGATCTCACGCTTGATGGATGAAGAGACATGGATGAACGCTAATAAAGCAATTGAGCTTGGTTTTGCAGATGCAGTGCTGGAGCGGTCTATGGACAGTGATCCACTGCTGACAGCTCCGGCAAATCTCTACAGTGAGAAACAGGCAACAAATGTTCTGATGAACAAGATCCATGCAAAACGTCCGGAGCGGAAAGTTTCGGACTTGATGAGCAGGCTCGATCTGCTCAAGCAGACAATGTGAGGAGGAAAAAAACATGTCTACAAAAATGACGATTCAGGATTTAATTGATAAGCGTGCAAAGGTATGGAATTCTGCAAAGGAATTTCTTGATGCACATCGTACCGAGAAGGGTACGCTCGAACCTGCTGATGATGCGACATATGATCAGATGGAGAAGGACATCACAGACCTTACCAAGGAGATCAATCGCATGCAGAAGATGGAGGAACTGGATAAGGAGTTATCCAAGCCGGTCAACTCCCCGCTGATGACGAATCCAAGAGTGATCAGTGACGTGCCGGAAGAAAAGACTGGCCGTGCGTCTGCACAGTACCACAAGGATGTGATGAATTATATCCGTTCCAAATGTAAGGTCGTAACGAACGTATTACAGGAACAGGTAGATGCAGATGGCGGCTTCCTGGTCCCAGAGGAATGGGACTCTCGTCTGATCCAGGCACTGGAAGATGAGAACATCTTCCGCACACTGGCTACAACTATCACGACTTCTGGTGATCACAAGATCAATATTGCTGGCACGAAGCCAGCGGCAGCCTGGATTGAAGAAGGACAGGAATTGACCTTCGGCGATGCAAAATTTGACCAGAAGATCTTAGATGCTCATAAGCTCCATGTTGCAGTCAAGATCACAGAGGAACTTCTCTACGATAATGCATTCAACCTTGAGGGCTATCTGACTACACAGTTCGGCAAAGCTCTGGGAAATGCAGAAGAAGATGCATTCTTGAATGGCGATGGCACTGGAAAGCCAACTGGCATCTTCAACGCAACAAACGGCGGCAAGGTAGCTGTTACTGCTGATTCTGTCAAGATCACAGGTGATAACATCATGGATCTGATCTATGCATTAGGACGCGCTTATAGAAAGAACGCGTCTTTTATTTTGAATGATCATACCCTTGCTACTGTCCGCAAACTGAAGGACAACAATGGAGCCTATCTGTGGCAGCCGTCTTATCAGGCGGGTGAACCGGATAAGCTGCTGGGCTACTCCATCCATACTTCTGCTTATGCACCAGTACTGGAGATTGGTAAGCCTGGCATCGCATTTGGTGACTTCAGCTATTACAACATCGGTGACCGTGGCACACGTTCCTTCCAGGAACTCAGAGAGCTCTTTGCCGGCAATGGCATGATTGGTTACGTTGCAAAAGAGCGTGTCGATGGCAAGCTGATCCTGCCGGAAGCAGTACAGATTTTGAACGTAAAGGCAGCCTGATGACTGCAGGAGGTAATGAGAGTGATTGTCACATTGGAAGAAATGAAGAACTATCTCCGAGTCGACTTCAGTGATGATGACACTCTCATCACCACTTTGATCACCAACTCGGAGAAATTATGCATGGATGTATTGAGGACGGATTCTAAAGACATACTG